AAGGTCGGTTATGACTACTACCCAGAAGAATTTAATCTGCCCCATGACCACAACTCAGCAGAAATCTACGATGTATTTGTGTTTAGCGAAAAGGGTGATGACATTTCTTGCGATCTGTCCTCATCCGAATTTGAACGCATTGTTTCTGAGGCCAAGATTCACCACGCTCGTATGCTGAAAGAACAAAATGAAATCTAAGATCATCACAACAATTGTTGAATGGACATTGGCGATCATCATCTTTGGTGGTTGGGGCGTAATGCTCGCATGGAGGGGCTAATCATGATTGACAAATTCAAAGATTATTTCCGCTTGCCATCACCAAAAGAGTTGGCTGCCAAAGAACTTGAAATGGCACAGCGCAAGCTGTTAGAGGCTCTCAGCGCACAAGAATATGCCAAGCGCATGGGTGAGTACCACTCCGACCGAATCAAACGCCTTACGGCTTATTTAAAGGAAGAATCATGAGCATCGCAAATTTACTCACTCTGAATGTCAATGAACACACAGAGAAAAAAGCCAATCTGACTTATCTGTCATGGGCATGGGCTTGGGCAGAAGCACTTAAGGCAGACCCTAAAGCCTCGTTCAAGGTTGAGATGTTTGGTGACAAGTGCTTTATGGACATCAACGGCACAGCAATGGTCTGGGTCACAGTAACGATGTTTGACAAGCCAATGACTTGCCAGCTTCCTGTGATGGATTCTTCAAATAAAGCAATTCCACTTGCGGGTTACACAGCAGTTAATAAATATGGCAAAGAGTATCGGGTTGAATGTGATGCCTTTGCAGTCAATACAGCCATCATGCGTTGCATGACCAAAGCACTCAGCTTGCATGGATTGGGTCTGTACATATACAGCGGAGATGATCTGCCTTCTTTTGTAGAGCCTGAATCAACCATTGAGCCTGACAGCATGACAGACTTGTTCTTGGCTATTGAGAACGCCACCACTCAAGACGAACTCAAGATTGCCTATAAAGTAGCGTATGCGGCTTGTGATGGCGACAAAGCCTGGCAGATCAAAGTCATTGCAGCCAAAGACAAAGCAAAGGCCAAATTATGAAAACAGATGAAGATGATGAATTCGACCGCATTAAGCGTGAGAACGCTTTGTATGAAGTTTATAGACTAGGACAAGAAATAGAAAAGAGTGGTCAACCATACCATTGGGATGTTTATGTCTCTCCCTCACAGCGCAATCAAGTGCTTGAGGAAGTGGCAAAAGAAATTCAAAAAATGACCGCCTTTGGTCAAGACACTTTAGACAGTTTTAGCGTTTACATAAGGAGCATGAAATCATGATTGAAATGATGGATCAGGGTTCGGAATCTTGGTTTCAAGTCCGAATTGGCAAAGTCACCGCATCTCGTGTAGCTGACGTTCTTGCCAAGACAAAGACGGGCTATTCAGCAACCCGTGACAACTACATGGCTCAGTTGGTGTGTGAACGCCTCACAGGTCAAAAGGGTGAGAGTTTCACGAACGCTGCCATGCAACATGGCACAGACACAGAACCCCTTGCCAGAGCCGCTTATGAGGCTTTACAGGATGTTTTGGTTGATGAAGTGGGGTTTGTACCCCATCCCTCAATAATCATGGCTGGCGCTTCTCCTGATGGCTTGGTGGGTGATGATGGTCTGATTGAGATCAAATGCCCCAACACAGCCACGCACATTGAGACTTTGCTTAGTCAATCAGTGCCAGGCAAGTACAACACCCAGATGCAGTTTCAGATGGCTTGCACAGGGCGACAGTGGTGCGATTTCGTCAGCTTTGACAATCGTCTGCCAGAGGAACTTCAATTGTTTGTTAAACGTGTCCCAAGGGACAATATGTATATCAGACTAATGGAAGAAGAAATTGTCAAATTCTTGAATGAACTTGACATCAAAATTGCTCAACTTATGGAAATAAAAAATGTCTAAACTTTACGAAATAACTATCGTTTCAGGTAAATACAAAAACAAAGATGGTGTGGAGAAATCCCGCTATCAGAACATCGGCTCGGTTATTGAGACCAAGAACGGCCCGATGCTCAAACTTGACATGATTCCGCTGATAGATGGTGGATGGAATGGTTGGGCATACATGAATGAACCAAAGCCTAAAGATGATTACAAAGGCTTGCCAAAGGATGATGACATCGATTTTTGATTAACGGGGGAAAGCGGATGCTGTGGCAAAGTTTAATCTTAGCTTGCGATTGAACACAGTGCAGCGAGTACCCCACCCATTTAGGAAATATCATGGACTATAAAGACGCATTTAAGAAAATTTTCGCCATGCCCGAATTCCCAAGAGTCAGGGCAAATGATCCCCTAACATCGTTTCAGGCAGCAGATTCCATTAAGGAAGCCGCCACCCAACACCACCAGAGAATCTTTGAGTGTCTCCAAATAAACGGGCCACTAGGCAAAGATGGCATCTCAGCCTGTACCAACTTGGACAGCAATCAGGTTGCCAGGCGGCTTAACGAAATGAAAATAATGGGCTTGATTGAACTGACAGGCAACACAGTCAAATCCAACTCAGGCAGAAGTGAAAGAGAGTGGCAATGTACCCAATCGAATTAGGCGGCAATCAGCCTGTTCACAGATTACGAACTTGTAATAAATGTGATGTTACCAAACCGCCAGAGTGAGGGATTGATATGGGACACAAATGGATTTGCCAAACTTGTTGGATCATGCGTTTGACAGGCAAACATTTGCGCCAGAACTCAACTCAAAAATAAGGCTCTTTCGTCAATTCTGCGCTTTTGTAAACCCTTGAGAACTTTGCCGCCAGCCATGCAGTACTTTAGAAGTTCCTCGGCAGCACCCTCCATGTCACCCCTAAGTACCTTTTGGCGCAGGGTTGACCTCTGGAGAGTGCCAAGCCCTACATTGAAAGAAAATGAAACCAGTGCGTCAAACTGTCCTTGAGTAAGAGGCACAGGACAATAAGTAGCCACGCCTTTCTCAAACCTAGTAAGGTCTGCCCTAAGTATTGCATCTACTTCCTCCATTGAGTGTTTTCGCATGGCCTCTGGTGGTGGCACAAAGGCATCCCGCTGATCGATCTTGAGTTTGCCTTGCTCTGGAAACATCACATGACCCACCCCTACAGTCCACAGCTTTGCAGGGCATTTATAGGGATTCTGCCTCACGCCCTCGTGATGCATCACCATCTTAATAGCTTTAGGGCTGATGTTCATTTGCCAAAAGCCCGACCACCAAAGTGGAAAGCAATGATTGAAGCAAATAGGGCTTGGGTGTCAGAGTCCCACAACATTTCAGCCAACTCGGTGAATGGCACACCACGATTCCAACCATAAGCAAACAAGCCAACATCCACAAACAGCAACAAGAAAAAGAAGCCGTAAGTAATGACAGGGCGAACACTTGCTCTAAGGTTCTTCATCCACTCGCTAGTGCCTTCATTCAAACTTGTGTCATGGGCATAGATGGCTTGCATCTCAGCTTGTTGTGCGCCAATCAGAACTTGAGTAGTGTTGGCTGCGCTCTCAGTAGCCAACTGCTCTGACTTGATGTGTTCAATTCTTTCCTGTGCTTCAAACCCCGCTTTACGCAGTTCTAACTCACGGGTAATCTGCATCTGGGCTAAGTCTAGTTCATGCTTTTTATCTGCCCTATCTTGGAAAAAATCCAAGAGTTTTGGCAAGCCGCCCATCAAGAAACTAATAAGGGTTGAGAGTAGTGTCAGCATTTAAAGTCCAATCATTCCAAGAAGTTTATCTACGATTTTTGAAGCCAACTCATCAGGTAGGTAGGGGAGTAGGCCAAGCACCCACCAAGCCACGCACAGCCTGACAAAGACTTTAAGGAATAGGTCAAATTGCTTTTGGTACTCATTCACCGACCACACCTTGTCTTGGCACAGAAATCTTGTATCTCAGCAATCCCCCAGCCAATTGCACCAAGAAGCATTACGATCACAACAACCCCGACCGCCCATGCCATGTATTCTTCTTCTTCTTCTTTTCTTTTCTTTTCTTCTGCTTTGGCTTGCCTAGCTAAGTGGGCATCTTCAATGTCCATCTGTTGCTGGCGCTGTTTAATCTTCTGCCACACGTCTGCACGGCCTGTAGCCTGAAACAAGAGCATCAATTCAGCCTCAAACCGTTTGGCCTCATCCAAGGCCATCTCGATCTGTAGAGCAGTGCCTAAGTTTGATTTGTTGCCAGAACGCTTGGCTTCCACCATCGCCCTTGTTGCAACACTCTTAGCGTCAAACATCTTGGCGATAGACGGGGCTAAACCAGCCAGATCATTTGCGACCTTACTGGCTTTTTTGACTACGCTGATTGCACTTTGTAATCCTGCAAGCGCTGTTATGGGGTCAATCATTTCCTTACAACCTTTACCCATTCAAGGCAAACAACCTTGCGGTTGTAAACATCACCTGTCCACGCCCACCTTACACAACGGTACTCGACTTTTTCTGAAGTTCCTGCTAACAGAAACAATGGCAGAAGAAGCCAAAGCATCCATTGCTCACAAGCCTATGATTTTTTTGACCAACTCGCCAGCAAAGCCTGGACCGAGCAACACAGCCGCAATCACCACATAAAGCAAATACTCAATGCGGGTCATGCGATGTGAACCTGATTCAAAGGACTTTTCAATGGCGGTGTACCTCTCAGCACAAACCGCCTCATGAACCGCCAGCCGTGTGTCGGTATCCTCAAGCATTAAATGCCCTCGCCCTGCACGATGTAGACAGTAGAGGCGGCAGATGCCAAACCACTAAAGAATGATTCACGCTGGAAACGCAAAACTTCAACAGCACCAGGAGCTAACACTATGGCGGCAGTAGGTGAACCAGCAGTGGGCGCAACAGCATTTGCCGTAGCAATTGCAGCCGTGCTTCCAACACCCAGAAACACCGTGTTTGCACTTGAGTTAATGATGCGGTATTGACCTGTGCCTTGACCATCAAAGCGTGAATCAACCAGTGCTTGAACGCCAGTAGGAGCACTAGCAGCCGCTGGAATAACAACTGTTTGACCAAGTGGGGCAAATGCAATTTGTGAATTAGAGGCCATGTCAGACTCCTTGTGCAGCTTCGTATGCAGCAATTACTGCGGGTGTGTGAATAGATGCGGCAATGGCTTGCACTTTGGCATCTTCACCACTTACGTCAGCACCAGGCACGACAACGTGGCGGTGAAATTTACTGCTAATTTCAATGCCATCTTCTTTGATGGCGGTCTTGGTGCGAACTTGAATTGAGCCGTTTTCAATGACTTCAATGCGATCAACTGCGGTTACTTTTTCCAACATGATGCTCTCCTAGTATTGCCCAAGAATCCACTTGGGCTTTGGTTTAACAATCTTCAGCGCCAGTAAATTCTGGCAGAGTTTTGACATGCAAATAAGCCTGCTGGATGTAGTTCCCACCATCCATGTTTGGCTTGAATTCTTGACTAAATGAATCAACGTGCGCGCCATCCTTGTAGCCTCGCATTGTGAATTCAACGCGCTGTTTGTCGCCGCTGACTTGCTCAACTTTATAGTAAACATCATCAGCTTGAACTTGACCAGAAAATCCTGCAAAGGACTTGGTGAGTGTTTTTTTGAGTGCCATGATTGTGTGCTCCTTAATCCAAAGTTCCTGTGGTGTTATACGTGATTTGTGAACCACGCACTTGAGTGTTTGCATTCGCGTTGACCATTTGCAATTCAACATAATATTGATCAGGTTGGAATCCTTGAACGTTTGTCACAACTGCCCCAATTCCTGTCCATGAAGCAGTTTGGTCTCCTATGCCAGAACTGGTATAAGTTTGAGTTGAACCAACTTGCACCCATGAATTAATATTAATGAATGATTCACGTTTGTACAGTTTTTGCGTCAAAACCTCGCCAGCAGCACCAGAGTACCAGTACGTCAGCAATTCTTGCAATTCGTACAAGTTATCAGGCAACCTAAAATACATCTGAGTTGTTTTGGCTGCAGCAAACTGAACCATTGCATCTTGTGCAGTGATGTTTGCGATATCAGGTGCTGAAATTACATAATCTGCTCCCCAATACACGCGCTGCTTAACGCCACCAAAACCCCAACAGTTACGATAAACCTGTTGAGCAATAGTTCCAGCAGAATCTCCTGTAAGCCTTGCAAAAGACAACTCGGTGTTTGTGACCGTGCAGTTTGATCCAGACTTAAAGTCAAAGTCGTCTGTGCAATCCGAGAAAATGTTGGAATCAAATACAGTCCCTGTCGTGTAGTTTCTGATGCCAACAGTGCAACTATAAAAACCGTTGTTGTAGACGGCTTGATTGTTCATCTGGTAGACAATGATGCCGAAACCACCCTTTACAACAGTATTGTTGTAGACGTAGTTCTCAATGCTTGTGGCAGGTGTCGGCCCAGTCAGTTCAATGCCAATCTTCGAGCCAACATTCTGGAAAAGAATGTGGTTGTCGTGAATCCTGTTGAAGCGCCCAAGACCGCCAACGGTAATTGCAGCATTCAATGCTT